CGGCGGTCAGCGGAGCTTCGAGGTCGTTGATCCCGACGAGCACGGCCACCTTCCCGGCCCGCTGCATCGCGCCCATGTTCGGCCACGCTGCGAGGAGATCGGCGGCCTTGGCTCCATCCCAAGCGTAGTTGATCACGCGGTGGCCGCTCAAGCTGGCGGCAGTCACGGTCCAAGTATTTGATGGAAGGACATAAGACAAGTTGCTCTGAGTGATCGAGTCGCCCAAAGCCATATCCCAAGTGGAAGCTGGGATGCTCCAATCGCCACACTGTGTGGGATCGGAAAGGTTGCACACGGCGAAGTCGCTCACGCCAATCGGGCCGGTCCACGCAGTCTCGGCGGAGTCGATTTCACCCACGTAAACGGACGTGAGCGTCGCACCGATGATTCCCGTACCAGCGCCAGTCGTCTTCGTGGTAATGCCTCCGTCCATTCCGGCGCTCACGACGCCGGCCGACGACGCGCAGCACTTGAAGACGTGCGAAAGGTTGTCATCGATGGCGGTGGGGATCGTGATCGTCTTGACTCCAACAGCGTTGTCATAGACGTTGCACACCATTCCGCCGCCGCCTTGGTACATATACATCGAGTTCGCGGATCCGGCCGTCGTACCAGAAGAGTAAGCGCCGGCCAGCGGCGTGTTGATGTTAGCAGCCACGTTGTGCCGCACCGACCACGGCAGGCCCATCGGATTCGCCTTCACGGAAAGGCAGACGTTCCCGCCAGTCACCGAGATCGGGAAACTCATGCGGTCGGCGGCCCGCGAGGTGGCAGCCGAGATGTAGGTCGATACCGGCGAGTTGTTTGGATGGTACATAAACATGCGCGCGACATAGTAGATCAGCGCGTTGTTTGTGGTCCCCGTCATCGTGCCGTTGGTGCAATTCTCATCGAGGAAGAAGCGCGGCGTGCTCGCCCCGCCGGCTACCGTCGATTCGGTCCACGCACGAACCCAATCGGCGCCAGCGAGTTCAACGCCGCAACGCGAAGTGGTACCAGACAATGTCTGGTAGGTGAGGGCTGGAGGGTAGATCGTGAACTTGCAATCCACGTTCGTGCCGTCCGTGCTCAGCCCGATGCAATACTGATTGCCATTCCCCATGTTGCCTTGGAAGAAGCCGCCGAACCCGTAGGTGACAGCGCCCTCCGTGATCGCTTGCTTGAGGCCACTCAACGTCGCGGCCGACGTCACGATCTGAGTTGCCGTGCTCGTGCCATCGATCCAAGGGATCGTGCCGTTGTTCGGCGTGACAGTAGGCCCGGCGGCGATGAGTGCCCACCCACCGCCGTTCGCTGGTGAATCGGTGCTCGCCGTGAGTTGCTGCGAGGCAGCGCGCTCCGAGATATAGCCTGTCCACCCCGAGACGCGGGCTTGCCCCGACGCGCAGGACGACCAGCCGGCCCCGGGGTTGTCTTGATAGTTCGCGGTAGATCCCCGCGTGAAGACTACCGCGGCGCCGTTCGTTGCCAGTGCCGTGGAACCGTTGGCATAGCATCCGGGAACGTTGAACGGCGCGAAGAGCACCGCATTCTGATTCGGTGGAGTCACCGCACCACCAGAAGCGCCGGTCCCAGGACCGAGAGATCGGATGATCGGTGCGGCGTCAGCGTCGCAGGAGAGTCCGATGATGACGAGGGCGACGACGAGAGAAATCCGGCGCATGAGTTACCTCAACTCCGTGACCATCGTCGCGGCACCCGAGACCTGATCGGCAACTCCAGCGATGCAGGTGACGACGATCGAGGGACCGAGGTCGATCGACCATGCGTTGCCTGTGAGGATCCACCGCCCGTTGGTCGTCGCAACCGGCGCGGTGCCGTCCACGGTGCAATAGATCGTATTCGGTCCGTTGTTCTGGATCTCAATCGCCTTGCGCCCGGCGAGCGCGGTTGCAGGAACGGCCGTGCCACCGGCCGTGTGAACCACCGCGACCTCGGTGGTCTTCCCGGCGTACTTCGCGGCCGTCGAAACGCTCCAATCGATCACGCGCGTGGAGCCGGATCCCTGATCGACGACGGTGCCAGCGAAGGCGGCAGGAATGGATGCGACGGCGACGATCGCAGCGACGACGAGAAGAACGCGAGCGAAACGAGACATATCTACCTCCGAGACGAGAGCTTCGAGGTGACGTACCACGTCGTGATCCCGGCAGCGACCGCGACGAGGAAGAAGACGAAGGGTGACAGCGGCATCGTGGTCGCACCGATCTCGACGCCGGGATCGATCTGCCCGAGGGCAGCCGGGCGACGCGGGTTGTCGAAGTGGAGTGCCACGCCGTTACCTCCAGACCGCGTGGATCTTCCGCTTGTGGGCCTCGGAGCGCGGCTTGAGCACGCACTCGCGGAGCACCTTGTCGATCACGGCACTCGCGCCCTTCACGAAGCGGGCGCGGCCCCGCCCCGAGGCGCGGTCGATGAGGTAGGCGCCTTGCTGTTGCGCGAGCGAGATCGCGAGCCTCGATGCGGTCGCGCAGTCAGCCGGCGCCCGCAGGTGCCGCTTCACGGCGCCCATGAGCCGACGGATCTCCCGGAGGGTGCTCTTCGCCCGCTCCGAGTGGACCTCGGTCGGGTCGCCGAACCGCTTGCGCTTGCGTCTCGCCATGACCTACCTCCGCAGCAAGTAGCTCCCGAACTTCAACGCGAACCGCCCGATCGCACCGCACCGCTGACACGCCTTCACCGACACGCCGCTAAGTACCTCGACGCTTCCCGTTGCCGGCTCCCCGCAGAACGGGCACCCTTGTCCCGTCGCACTTGCAGGGCGCGGCCGGCTTCGCGCTGCCACCGCCGTACCGACGCGCACGCGACGAACCTGCAAGCGTACCGGAGGTCTGTCCGGTGAAGCCGGCGTCACCGGATCCCCCGCCTTGATCTCTCGGAACTCCGCGTCGATCGGAGGCGAGCCTCTTGGCGAAGATTTCGAGAAACGAGGCACCCATCGCTCCTTCTCCTACTTGAAGTTCTTCCCGAGATCCTTGAAGGCGTTGCGGATCGCGAGCGTCGGCGTTCTCCCGCGGCCGTTGCCACACCTCGTCCCAGCGTGCCGTGGGTAGAATCCGCCGCGCTTCGGACCCCCGCCCACGCATGCGATGGCGCGGTAGGGCTTCGGCCGTCCGCCCTCTCCTGTGTCGCCGACGCGGGCCACTTGGATCTTGGCGGCGATGGACTTCCAGCCGGCCGCGCCGCCCGACTTCCCCTTGAACCACTTCCGGTGCTTCATGTCGCCGAACCGCTTCGAGCGTCGAGCCATGGCCGATCTCCTACTTCCGAAGGTTGTGGGACTTGGCGAGCGCGACGAGCGCCGACTCGACCGCGCGGGTGGGCGTGTTCCCGTAGCCGTCAGGTCCACACCGCCGGCCTTGGCTGGCGCGGACCCCGCGGGCGTCGCTGCCCATGACACACGCCGTCGCGTAGAAGCGCCCCCGGCCGGTGCCAGCATCGGTGAAGCGACCGACGTGAACCTTGATCCCGATGGTGGCCCTCCGGTGGTGCGTCTCACCACGGGCGCCCACTGCGCGCCTGATCGCCTTGAGCACGTTGCGGCCCTTGTGAGCGCGCTCCCCGAAGCTCCGCGACCTCTTCTTGCGACGTGCCATGACCTTACCTCCGACCACGGTTGATGTACGGCGAGACCACCGCGAGCACCACGATTCCGCCGGCTGCCCACGCCCACCACGGGATGTCCGTGAGCTTGGGTGGCTTCGCCGTCTCCCGAAGAGCCTCGGAGATCGAGAGTTGCTTCGAGGCGGCGGTGAGAGCCTCGTTGCCCAGCGAAGACGTGGCGCCTTCCATCACCATGACGTCGGCTTCGCTGGCGTTGGGGTCCGACACGAGCCGGTCGCGCTTCGCCTGGAGCGTGTCGCGCAACGTCGCCGACGCCTTCGCGTCGGTTACCATGGCGTTGTATGACGAATCCGCGCCGATGATCGAAGACCACGTCGAGGAGGTCGAATCCACGAGGGCCTGTGCCTGCGCGGCAGCCTGCGCCGCTTGAGCCACGACGGCATCGAGCCGCGCGACTTGGCTTGCGTCGAGACCTCCGAATGCGTAGCCCACGGCGCCTCCTAGCCCAGACGGCAGTACCGCACGATGTCGATGTAAACCCCATTGAGCGCGGTCGTCGGATCGATGATGTTGAGCCCGCCCGTCGAGCACCCGAGCCGATGGATCTCAGGCGGCATGGTCACGAAGGGGAAGCCGCCCGAGCCTGCCGGGACCGCCGGGAACGAGATGTCGGTGTCGGTGTAGTCGGTGAGGGTGAGCACGGGCGGGTTCGCGCCCGTGAGGTCGAGATCGTCCACGCCATGCCACTGGAAAGTGAGGGTGGCCGGGTTCGCGATCGACGACCGAAGCCGCATGATCGCGATCTCGGGCTCGAAGTCGATGAGCGGAGCGCCATCCTGCGGCGCCGGCCCCGCGCCCATGGCCGCAGCCGGCCACGGGAACGTCCGGGGCCAGTTCCGAGAGACGGTGCCAGGAAAGGCGCCCTCGATGATGAAGCGGGCGCGGTGGCAAACGATCGGCGCGCGCCCGGCACCCGAGAAGTCCACCCGAGCCTCGGGGTGATGGAGGATGTAGAAGAGCGCCGAGCCACCGCCGAGCCACCCGAAGGGGAGCCCGTACTCGAAGGTGTCGAAGGAGCCCGGGTAGAAGACTTGCCCCGGGCACACGATCAGCGTGGCGCCATCGGCGGACCCGCCGCGGAAGCGGAACGCCATGGGGCAGTCCGCTTGCGGATGAACCGCGATGCCGTAGCCCTTCGACTGCGAGAATTGCTTCGTCGAGGCGACGATCGCGTCACCCGGCGACTGCAACTGGATCGCGGTGTGAAGCAACGCCGAGTCGAAGTAGCTTTGAAACTGGTAGCTCGTGCTGACTTGGGTGATTGCCTTGTCGTAGGTCATGGTCTCACCCGATCCTGCGATAGCCGACCATGCCCACGATCGGGATCCCGAATTGAGGCACGTTCGCGTTGCTCGTCCACGTCGCGGTGCCCTCCACCTCGACACGGAGGAAGCTCGACGGCGGGAGAGCGTAGTTGAGCCGCCACGCCCGCGTGAGGGAGTTCATCGCGATGTGAATCGGCGCGGGCGTCTGGATCCACCACCTCGACTGGTCATCGGAGATCCGCAGGTTGAACGGCAGCCACCCGGCGTTCGGCGAGAACAGGGTGTAGGGGCCAGCGGCAGCCGTCGCCAGCGCCACGCGCCCGATGAGTCGCTCGATGATGAGCGGCCGATCGGGGAAGGGGTTGCCGAGGTCTTGAGGCGTGGACGCCTCGGCGAAGACGGCATTGGAACTGCCGTCTCGCGCAGCCCCCATGAAGTGACTGAAATACGGAAGCCACTTCTCCCTTGGCGGGTCAGCGAAGTGCCCTTGCGCGTTGACGACGAAGCCGGTCGTGGCCGCGATGCCGACGCCAAGCGGATTAGTGACCGAGACGTCGATCCACTCATTCGGCCCGAGGTATAGCGGCTTCGAGAGGGTGACCGCGTTCACCTTCGTATCGAGCCGTTCGTTGACGACCGGACAGAAGGCGCCGACTGGAACCCACCCGTTCGTGAGGGGCAGCCCCTTGTATCGAAGCGAAACGTGGAGGCAGTTGCGTCCGGTAACTTGCGAGTTGTTAACCGGGGACGTGAACGTCAACCGATCGATGATCACGCCGACGGCATCGTTGTTACGAAGCCCATTCGGCGCCGCGACCGTGACACCGCTTGCAGCGGCGTTCGTGATCGACATCGTATCAGCCGTGAGAACTACTGGAGCGGTGCGGGGGATCACAGTGCCTCCTCACGATATCCAGCGATCGCGACCGCCATCCCGGTTGCGTTGAGGAATCCAGAGAGCACGGCCCTGTAGCTCTCCCCAGGATTCAAGACGTGCCCAACCTCGATCGCGGAACGGGCTCCGAGGAAGCCTTGCGGGATGCCGTCCGCCACGGTACGCCTCGGCGTTCCGAGAATGCCGCCAGGACCCGTGATGACCACGGAAGTCAGGGCGAGCACCCCAAATCCCGCGCCGCTGCCGATCGGAGCGCCAACGATCTGGTTGACGTACAGAGGGGCCGCGAAGGTATTCATCAGTTGGAGATCATTCGGAGCGGGTCCGATGGAGCCGCCCGCAGCGGAGGCTTGCGCGGCCGTGTAGAGCGCCCCGGACACGAAGGGAATGCATGTCGTCCGTGCCTTGGGAGTGCCAGGCGCGATCCGACGAGCAATCGCGACCACCGTGAGGGTCGAGGTCGTGTTATTCACTCCGGGGCCCGTGTTCCCTGGAGCCGCCGGGTTCACGCGGAACGCCCCCGTGATTGCAGAGCCGGCCGGCAAGATCATCGGCCGGGGCAGGATCCACCGAACGGTCGAAGAGCCGATGCCAGTCACGACACCCGCGGCGAGCACGCCTACCTCTTCCTCCGCGTCGTACCTCGGAGCGACCGCGGGGATTGGACAGAATCCATTCGTGAGATCATGCCGGCCCGCGCGCAGCATGACATCGTAAATCCAGACCGCGCTACTCTGCGCCTGGACGAGAAATTCGATCTCGGTGACCTCGATGGGCTCGTTGAACGGGTTCGTCAATCCTTCCGCGGGAAGGAGAACCGAAGCCCCTGAGGCGTTCACGGTGAGGTTCGGGGTCGTCCCGAAGAGGATGAACGGCGCCGTATCGCGAGTCGCGGTCATGCGACCTCCCGCCAGCCGACGAGCGAGATGAGTCCGCGGCCGAAGAAGTAGGTGAACGGCGTCGTGAGAGTCGGCCCCGCGGTGTGCTGGACATCCACCGTGAGGTAGTCACCCGAAGCGAGGAGGAAGTCGGTCTCGATCGCCGCGTCCTGCCCGAAGACGCCGCGGAACGGAGCGTAGGAACGAAGGATCGGGAACTTCTGGGCAGTGCCGATCCTCAGGTTGGCGTTGAAGACAGATTGGTCGGACAGGTCCGCGAAGTCGGCGACCTCGTCCCCGGTCCCCTTCGGATTCCGGGAGAGGAAGCGGCCGATGATTCGATCGACGTGGAGATCGGTCCCGAGCCCGTTGGCAAGTTGATCCGGCGGGGACGAATCCACCGCGGTTTCCGCGTAGGCGAAGTCGCGCGATTGCCAGTGCATGACGTAGGGCACGCGATACGACGGAAGATCCGCGGCGTCGGCGCCCGCGAAGGAGAGATCGACCACGACGGAAGCGTTGTAAAGGCCGACGTTCTTGACTTGTGCCTCGATGAAGTCTCCAGGCGCGAGATCGACGGGGTAAGAGAACTTCCATGCCATCGCGCCGACCGTCACGTCGGCCGGGGCGAGAGTGATGATGAACCCGAAGAGTTCGGCGTCGCGGTTCGTGGACTTGCAGATCATCGGCACGGGGACGTAGCCGCGCGTGATCGGAATCGACTTCCCGCTCTTCTTTCGGAGCACGAGTTGCAACGCCAGCAACATCGGGGGGACGACGTGCCCGGTCGTGGCGGTGATCGTGCCGGCGATCCGCATCTCGTGAAGCTGGATGCGCCGGCTCCGGTTGTTCGTGAACGACTTCGACTTGAGAGGTTGCTCGCCGTTCGGCAGAACGGTCACGCGATCGTAGAGAAGGATCGGAGCCCCTTGGGCAACGCCGGGCGTCTTCGCCTCTCGCGACTCAACGATGACGGGCTTCGGAGTCGTCTTCGGCGACAGGTACGAGAAGATCGGCATTTTGACTTCCTCCAAGGCGCGGCCAGCTACCTTGTTTCTACCGTGCCGCTGATCGAACCCTCGACGACCTTCCATTCGCCGTCGAGGGCTCTGTCAGCGTGACGAGGGCATCGACCCTCGTCTGACGACTACCGCACGTCGCTCCGCAGCGTGCCGATCATGTTGATCCAGACGAGGGACGCCTGGCCGTCGTGCGACGCCGCGAACGAGGTGTCCGAGAACGCCAGGGCGGCGTCCGCGGTGAACTCGCACACGATGACGTCGGTGCGGGCGATCTCGATCGGGCTCCGGAGCTTCCGGCCGGTCGGGAACCCGTTCTGGGCGAACGACTCGCCGGTCGCGGTGGTGAAGCCGATGGCGCCGCCCGTCTGCGGGTAGCTCCACGTCGGGCCGAGGATGCGCCGCTTGTTCGAGACCTTGACCTCGACGCGGGTCTTCGAGAGAAGATCCTTCACCTCGAAGGAGGTCGCGCCCCAGGACCGCGGGGTGCCGGTCGTGACCGCGGCCTGGTCGATCGTCACGCCGATGGCGCGGACGGTCGCGTCACCGATCGAGTTGCCGAGTTGCCCCGACTGCTCGATCACCGTGGTCAGCGGCGAGTAGGTGACGTACGTGGTGGGGACCGAGGCCGCGAGGATCGCGGTGCCGGTCAGGGCCGGGATGGGAGAGCCCTGACCCGAGACGAACGTCTTGATGGTGCCGACGCCGCCGTGGGCGGCGACGAGCGCCGAGTAGATGTTGTCGTCGTGGAGGTCGCCGACGCCCGCGAGGGCGGTGGACGGCCGGTTGGGAGCGGGGAGGAGGAAGCCGGGAACGGACATGATGAACCTCTTTCTTCTGTCGCGCTGAGTGCGCTTGGTTTACTGCACCACTTCGTCGCGCTTCGTGAATCCGTTGCTCGACGCTACGGCGCGTCGAAGATGCTCTCCCCGAGGCCCGCCATGGCCGCGTCCGCGGTCAGGACGCCGTAGCCCGACATCTGCCGGGCGTCGGCCGTGAGCACGCCGTAGGGCGAGACCGTCACGTAGTCGGAGAAGAACTGCGGAGCGATCGACTGGAGGGTCTGCCAGTAGACCGGGGCCAGCGCGGCGAGCGTCGCGCCGATGAGGTGCCCCTCCGCCCGCGCCTTCTTGTGCTTCCGCTGGAAGACGTAGAGGAGCACGCCGGCCAGGAAGGTGGAGATCGGGCCGATGTAGGACTTGACGACCGCGGGGACCTTCCCGCCGGTCATCACGTCCACCTGCCCGAGCCCCATCTTGACGAAGGAGCCGCCGGCCATGCCGAGCGCGGCGCCGACGATCACGTCCGTGGAGGAGACGTGCTTGCCGAGGGGGTTGTAGTCCTTGAGGCCGCCGAGCGAGGGAATGGAGACGTAGTCCCCGAACCCCTTCGAGCGGCGGTGCCGGCGGTGCCGGCGACGGTGACGAGCCATGGTGTTTCCTTTCGTTGGAGAAGTGAGCCGGCGCGGCCAGCTACCGGGGTTGAGAAGAGGTGGAGCGCCGGCTACTTCCGGCGGCCCCGGCGGACGCACGCCCAGAACGACCGGGACGTGACCTTGTGCCGCTTGGCGCAGGACTTCATCTTCTTCCGCAGGGCGCGCTTCCCGCCCTTCCGGTGGACGACGCGACGACGGCGACGACGGGCCATGGTGGACCTCCGAGACGACGGCGCGCGGTATCCTTCGAGAACCGCGATCGACATCGGCATGTGAACTGACCTCCTTACTGCGTTGCGGTGATCAGCGGCTCACACGCGGGCCGGTGAGACGAGCTACTTGATCTTGTCGATCTTGTCGGCGGCGGAGTCGAGGATCCGGGCGATCCGGATCCATGGGGCCCCCGCCTTGCTGTCTTGCCATGCGGATTCGAGTTCCGCTGCCCCCTCGTAGTAGGCATCGGAGGCGTTGCGAAGGATCTGCGCGACCTTGTCGGGCGCGTCCACGTCGAGATCCATCGACTTGCGGGCCATGACGTTACGCCCGCTTCCGCATGAGCGCGGGGAGGAGGAAGAAGGCCGCGATTCCGACGAGCGCGACCGGCAGGAGCATCGAGGTGGTCGAGGAGACGGGCGGAGGCGTCTTCACGATCCCCGACTGCGGCTTGGTGGTGATCCGCGCGGCGGCGGCGCCGATGACGTTCGCTGCGAAGGTGCTCCACGGGGACGCCTGCGCGGCCGGCTGCGCCTGCGCGGCCGGGAGCGAGTAGACGGGTTCCGGCTGCCCGGCGCGGGCGGCCTTGGCCGCTGCGATGGCCGCGTCCGCCTTCGCGCTGTAGTCGATGGTCGTGTCGGGCGCGGAGGTCGGTAGGAGGGGGCCGATGAACCCACCCGACACGATCGGGGACGATGCCGAGACGCTCTCGTCGCCACCATCGTCGCCGAAGAGGCCAGGGAGACCGCGCCGACGCATTGGCTTCATGAAGTACGCCATGGGCTACCTCCGCGCCGAACGGCGCTTGAGCACGAGAACTGCGGCGAGGGCGGCGGCGCCGCCGAGGAGAAGGGTGGAATTCCGATCGACCCAGCCGCCGGGCGCGAAGGGCGAGGCGATCGGTGTGGGTACGGGCTTCGCGACGGGGGCCGCCACCGATCCCTGGATCGCGGCGAGGGCGCCCTGCGTGTTCCCGGCGAGGAGCTTGCCGACGATGGTCTTCTTCGGGATCACGGCTCCCGCGATGTCGGAGAGCCAGTTGCCGAAGGCGGGCACGGTGACGTAGGCCACGGCTACTTCTCCTCGCGCTTCGACGTCGAGCGCCATGCGTGGACGAGCTTGGGGGCGACGAAGACGAGCGCGATGAGGCCGATCACCCATGGTGAGATGGTCACGCCGACGGTGGGAGATCCGTCGGGTGTCGTGTCACCGAAGCGCGGAGGGACCTTGACGAACATGGGCGCTAGTCCTTTCCCCAATCGGTGAGCACTTCGCCGCGCGGCGGCTGCCACCCAAGGTTTGTGGTAGAGTCGCAGCCATGGATCGACCGCTTTGCACCGAATGCCGCGTCCGCGTAGCTCCGAAGAAGAGGACCCTTTGCGCCGCCTGTCGAAGTCGGGCGTTCCGTGAGAAGAACGCGGCGGCCGGTCGCTGTCGATGCGGATCCGAACGCATCGAAGGCTTCAAGCTTTGCGCGCGATGCCGCGACTTGATCAACACTAAGTGCATGCGGAACGTAGAAGCCGGGAGATGCAAGTGCGGCGGCATCCGGGCGCCCAACCATCGGTGCTGCCAAAGATGCCTTGACGCTGCCCAACGTCCCAGAGACGCGCGTGTAGCCGCCGGGTTGTGCATCGACTGCGGCGAAACTGTTCCCCATCCCAAGCACGGCAAGCGTTGCGAAGAGTGCTACGAAGTGAATTCTGGGCGCGGGCGGCGACGCAGCACCGGATTCACGCTTGAAGAGTACCGAGCGAAGCGCGCCGCCCAAGGTAACAAGTGCGCCGCGTGCAAGCAGGCGTCGGATCGTGCCTTGCACGCCGATCATGATCACGCGACGGGTCAACGCCGAGACTTGCTCTGCCACGAGTGCAACGTTACGCTCGGTCAACTTCGAGAGGATCCCAAGCGGCTGCGCGCGTTGCTCGCCTACTTGAAAAAGTGGGGGAAGGAGTAGCATCTCAGTCCCGGCCCCAATCCGTCAGAACTTCTCCCACCGGAGGTTGCCATCCCACATATTGATCGACCGTGGTATCAAGGCCCCTAACGTTGTCCCGTTCCGAACGCCAAGGGCCGCGCTTTGGTACGCAAACCACCGCGTAGACGTGGACGTACTCCTTCGTGCCGGGCTTCGGGCCCCAGGCTCGCGCGCCGACCTTGAAGCCGAGGGCGCCCGCGAGCGAGGCTACGAGCACGGTATGCTCGTCGCAGTCCCCAGCGCAGGAACCGGCGGCGCACTCCTTCAAGGTACGGTCCGCACCCTGGTACCAATCCACGTTCCGTGGATCGGAGACGTAGCGGAGGCCGCGCTTCAAGCCGGGCACGGCGTCGGTGCCGTTCTTGACCGCGTCGTAGATGGCTTCGAGTTCGGCGAGATCGTCGCGGGCGTCGCAGTCGGCGGTGATCGCTCGGGCAGCCCGGACGATGCCCTGGGACCGCATCCCCTTGTCGATGAGGGAGCGGATCTTGCGAAGCGCGGTGGCCTGGTCTTCGACTTCGGCGAGGCTGAGTGACACGCGCGGCGCTCCCGACTGTCGTCAGGGCTCCGGTGCGCGATGTCGTGGTGAGTATCCCGGGGCGGGAGCCCCGTCAAGTTACTGGAAAGACGAAGGCCGCCCCGCCGGCAGGCGAAGCGGCCTCGAAGTGCGGAACGACTGAGAATTTCAGTCGATCACGCCTTCGCCGGCTCGGGCTCCGGGAGGCCGATGATCTCCTCGGGCCCCTCCTCGCCGTCGTCTTCCTCGTCGTCCATGACCATGTCGCCGGCTTGCTCGATGAGCACGGCGGCAAGCTCGGTCTTGCCGACCTCGGCCGCGAGCCTCGCGGAGTCGAGGAGGCTCCGCACCGCGGCGGTCTCGTTCGCGACGATCGTGGAGTTGCACACGGCGTCGAGCTTCGAGATCACGGCGTCGATGCTATTCCCGATCGCCTCCGCGATCTCGGGCTTCATCCCGCCTTTCATCACGGCGGCGAGCTTGATCATCTCGATGATCACGTTCGGCGTCTTCTGCTCTTCGTTCGGCGTCGGCATTGTCTCTCCCGTTGTGATCCGTAGAAACGGCATGTCGCTACACCTGAATCCCGCGTTGCTGCGCGGCGGTCTTCAACGCCCCCACGAGCGACCGCAGGTACGTCGAGTTCAGGACTCCATCCTTGCCCGGCTTCGGGTCCATGATCCAGGGCCCGAGGCGCTTCTGGAAGAACGGGAGGGTGCCGCCGGCCGCGTTCACCGCGTCGCGGACGCCCGCGTTCTTGGTGAGCGAGTCGAGGTAGGCGCCGGCAAGCTCGTCGGTGCCGATGTGCTCGCGCACCGCGGTCTCGATCCCGTTCAGGAGATCCGCGGCGGGGACCGTGGCGAAGTCGGGTGGGGCAGCCTCGTCGGTGGGATCGTCGGGGTCGCCGGCCTCGGGGGCCGGCGCCTGCGGAGCCGTGGCACCGTTCTGCGGGGGCTGGCCGGGGGGAAGCTGGCGAGGCGGCTGTGGCGCGGGCGTGGCGCCGGCCTTAGCAGCCTCCTTCGCGGCGAGCCAATCGCCGAGGGCGGGCCCGAGGGCTCGGATGCCTTCCTTGAGCACGCCGGTCAAGCCCTCCTCCTCGGGGGGCTCGCCCTGGATCTCGCGGAGCATGGTCACGTTCTGGAGCACGGTGCGGCCCATCTGCGCGACCGCGTCCACCATCGGCGAGACGACCTTGAGCAAGTCGCCCGAGGCCGCGGACGCCTTCTCGTTCATCGAGAGGAGCATCTTCATCGACTCGGCGCGGTCGAGCGCGGCGCGCTCCTCGCGCTTCGCCTCGCGTTCGAGCGCGGCCTTCGCGTCATCCTTCCGCTGGCCCATGATGACGGTGACGAGCGGAGTGAAGGCGGCCACGAGGGGCACGATCTGATCGATCAGCGGCTTGTCCGGGGGAGGCGGCGGGGCCGCCGGCTTGGAGGAGATCGCCTTCACCATCTCCATGAACGCCGAGAACTGCCGCTCCTGCGCCTTCGCTTGTGCTTCCAAGGTCAGCCGCAAGGCCTCCGCGTCATGCTGTCGCTGGAAGTTGATCAACGCGAGTTGCGCCTCGATGGAAGAGGCGCCGGAACCGCCCCCGGGGCTCTGGTCTCGCGCACCGGAGCCAACCTGAGGGGCAGTCCCAGCGCCAGGGGAGCCGACGAACGGCCCGATCGCCGCTGCGGCCTGCTGGGATTCGCGCTTGGGGTACTTGAGCACCTTCGGCCCCTGCCAGTCGTCGCGATCGACCGCGGCGAAGTTCGGGGGGTTCTTCCGCGGGGCCTGGATCGAGATCCCCGAGATCATCGCGATCACCTTCGAGGTGTCGGTCGCGTGGAGCGCGGCGAGTCGGTAGTAGCCACCGCCGAGGATCTCCGGGATCCACGTCTCGGGGGTCGCGAAGTGGGCGACGGTCGCGCTGCCGAAGGTCGCGGCGCGATCTTGCTGCGCCGACGTCATCGTGTCCTGCCGGAACACTTGGATGATGAAGTCGTCGCCCTTCTCGTCCGCGACTGCCTTCAACCTCTCCATCTCTCCAGCGGTATCGAATGCCATGGCGGATCTCCTACTGCTAGGCTTGCGCGCTACTACTGCGGGGGCGGCGGGACGGGGGGTTGTGCGAGCGGCTTCTCTTGCTGCGCCGCGATCATCGCGACGAGGTTCCGCACCGACATCTCCAGATTGGCGACCGCGGTGCAGCCGAGCACGAGCGCGCAGGCGTGCCCGGTGACGCGCTGCCCTTCCATGACCCGGATGAACGCGCGGCACTCCTCGACGCAGTCGTTCGAGGCGGGCTTCACGTCGCTGGGATCGACGGAACGCAACGCGATCACTGACGAGGCTTCGGGACGCGGCTGGAACATGCAGATTCCGAACTTGCTCACGACGGATCTCCAGGCTTGGGGGTGATGCCGGTCAGGCGCGCGAGGATGTAGCTCGAACCGGCGGAGTAGAACGCGAGGATGAAGGCCCATCCGTACCACGGGATCGGCGGCGCGGTGGGTTGGAAGGTGCCGAGGGCGCCCGCGACGAGGCCCACCCACCACGAGAAGCACGCGGGGCACTCGATGAGGGCAAGGAAGGCGTCTCCGACGCGCGAGTCAGCGTCGGCGATCCCCTCACGGATCGACAGCGTGATGACGCCGTGTCCAACGACGTAGACGAAGCCGAAGACCGCGATCGAATAGAATGCGAGCGTCACAGTTGCGCCCCCATCTTCTTCAAGCGCGATTCGATCTCCTTCTCCTTCGTCATGCCGACCCACGTCACGATCTCAGTCCCACGGCGGAACGCGAAGGTCGGGGTCAGCTTCACCTTGATCCCGAGGCTCGCGGGCACCGGCCCAGATGCGTCGAGCCGGATCACCATGGTGCGGGGGTGCTTCGCGATGAAGCGATCGACCTCGGGGATCGTAGATTCACACGCTTCGCAACCTTTGGCTGCGATGAAGTAGAGGCATTCGAGGGATTCGGCGATCGTCATGGCCCACGCGCGAGGTGGAGAGCTACAAGCGGCGCCGAGGCTACAGCACCTCGACGCCGGGCGCTACTTTGTGATGCCGCAGTGCTTCGGGGCAGCGGCGCAGTAGCCGATGGCGGCCCCGGCGAGCACGCCGCCGATGACCTTCACCCACGGTCCGGTCGCCTTCGCGGCGGCCACTTGCTGATCGACGCACTCCTTCGCCGCCGCCGTTTCGAGGTAGCGGATTCGCGCGTCGATGCGGGTCACCTGGGGAGAGGAGTACCACCACCCGTCGATCATGGTGCCGTCGGGGTTCCGCCAGGGGACCTCGATGTAGCGGTCGGGGGCGGGCTTCGGGGGGACGGTGATGACGGCGATGGGAGGGGGGACGGTCGTCGGCAGGAGCGAATCGCCGGCCCTCGCCGCGGGAGCGGAGAGGAGGAGGGAGGCCGCCAAGGCGGCGAGGGCGCGGCGCATCTACTTCCCGAGGTTGGCGGCGGCGGTCGAGGCGGCGGCCGGCGTCGGATCGGGGGGAACTGCGCCGCCGGCCTTGATCGCGGCGACCTTGATCAGCCCGCGCTGGACCGTGTACGCGATCTGCGTGAGGCCGGCGACGACCGCGCCGCCGATGGCGAGCCACAGCCCGAGGCCCTTGGTCGAGGCGGGGACCACGGCGGAGACGGACTCCAGAACGGTGGTGATGGTGCCGAGCGCGGCGATCACCGAGGCGATGATGACGACGACCTTGGAGCCGGCGCCCTCGGAGGTAGTGCCGCCGGGGGCGAGCGGGTTGGTGACGGAGGTGGGATCGGCCATGGACGATGCTCCTTTCGACTGCGGGGGATCTTCCGGTTACCGGAAGCGCCGCGAGGCGGCCTTGAGGATCCGATCGCGGATACTGGTCACGGCGCGGCGCGCGGTGCCGCCGGCCTTGGGTTGGAAGGTGTCTTCGTAGCCCTCGGGGCAGCATGACTCGGGGAGCGGGATGATCGGCCGCTCCTTCGTCGAGAGAGCGTCACAGACGCCCATGCGCGAAAGGGCGTGCTCGACGTCGTGAATCTCCTCTCCGTTGATCATGGACGGGATGACGTTGGCGCCGAGGCCGAGGAGGTGGCCGCGGATCTTGTCCATCTCGACGCGGCCTTCGTGCGTGGACTCGAACTCGCGTTGCATCGACGGCCAGAGATCGGTGCGGAAGTGCGCGCACAGTTCGCAGCGTCGGGACATCACCTCGGCGGCTTCGATCGCTGGCATCTCGGAGACGATCCGAAGCGGGAGGGAGCGCCCGATCGGCGTGCCGACATGATCGTTCCCGAGGCTGACACCTGACTCGCTCTCGATGCGTCGGATCACAGGCTGCAACTCGGGTTCGAGCTTGGTGCCGTCTTCCTCGCGGGCGCCGTGCCCGATCGAGATCGTCTCGCCCAAGTTCTTCATGCGGCTTTCTCCTCGACGTGATCTGACGGGGCTGTGATCGCGGCCCGTGCCGCTTCACCTTGCAGCGTATCCAAGAGCGGCCCGAGCGCGGAGAGCACCCGTTGCCGCAGCATGTTCGTCATGGTGGTGTAGGCCGCTTGGCGCGCGGCGATCGCCGCCGCCTCGGGGGGATCGAGGCCGCTTGCCAGGAGAAGGATCTCACGGATGCCGAAGGCGAGGGGCTGACCCGGGTACGCCTCGGCCGCGAAGCGGCAGACGCCGTCCCACCGCTCGTCGGAGAGGTTGAGTTGCACGAGGCGGCGGGGGCGTTGGGCCACCGGGACCCTCTACCGCAGGGGCGCCCCACCCGCAACTTAGCCGTTCGAGGGCGTCCCTCTCAACTTAGGCCCACGGCGGGACGTTCGCCGCCGGAATATTCGGGGATTTATTTTCGGGCTCCGCCGGGGAATTATTCGGGGGAATTTTCGGGACGCCGTTCCCGCCCGGCGGAATATTCGGAAATAATCCGTTCGAGGCAACCGTGGAAGTGGTAACAGAGCCCGTGTTACCACTTCGGACGCCATTCTGGCCTAAAGCGTTGATCTCACTGGGAAACGAAGTGGTAACATCGGAAGTGGTTTCCTTAAGAGAAAGAGACTGTGATCCCACTTGAGAGTGGGGATCACTCTGTCGTCTGACACCACTTGATCCCACTTCGCCATTCCCTTGTGATTCCGCATTTTTATAGTGGGATCCGACCTCAAGTGGTAACGCGATCCCACTTGATCCCACTTGATCACGCTTTCCCGAGCCCGGGAGGAGGATCTTGCCGCCGCCCTTCTTCGCGATGTCCCCCACGGCGAGCCATCCGTCGGCTACGGCTTGCTCGACGACCTCGGGAATTTCCCGGACGGGAATATTCCGCAGCGCCACCCTTTGCTCGTCGCGGAGCAACCGAGGGGTCACCACTGTCCCCGCTTGGGTCAGGTCGAGCACAAGGGCTCGCAGGAGCCGGCCGCGCTCCTCCCGCTTCGCCATCGCCGCCACGCGCCCGGCCGTGACCCGATCCTCCATGGTCATCCCGCCGCCCTCGAAGGGCCGCAGGACGAGCCCGTGGACGGTCTCGACCCGCTCGACCACGATGTCAGCGGAGCGGCCGGCGAGGTTCGCCTTCGGGCAGGCCACGATCAGGAGGTCCCGCGCCTCGTCGGCCGTGAGCGCGAGCCGCTTCGCGCGGTCGGGTGAAATGGTGCCGAGCACGAGGGCGGACCTCGCGTTGTCGGTGAAGGCAGAGGCGCCGCGGGCCGAGTAGGCGTCCACGGTTTGCTCTCTCGCGGCGGCCTTCCCGACGTGGGCGACGAGCGTCACTGCGGCCTGCGCGTTGCTGGAAAGCCTCTCGCACGCGGCGATCAGGGCCGCCGCCGACTCGTTGGAATTCTCGTCCCCCACCCCGAAGCGGCTCGCCGTCTCCAAGATGATGAGGTCGGGCCTCGGGTTCATGGCCCGCGCCGCGACGGAGAGCCGATCCACCCGTTCCCGCTCGACGTAACACCCGCCGTAACGGCCGCCCACGAGCCGGAAGTCTTCGCCGACGAGCGGAAGGATCTGGAGGTTCCGCGCGATGGCGACGGGGTCGAGGTCGCGGTAGACCTCGCGCCAGGCGTCCACCTTCCGCATGTAGTCGATGACCGCGTCTTCCGCGGAGACGACGAGCGTCGCGCCCGGTCGGGTGAGCTTCCCCAGGAAGCGCCGGCCACAGGCTCGCGCGAGCACGAGCCCGACGAGGAGGCTAGACTTCCCCGAGCCGCCAGCCCCCGAGAAGATCGACACCTTTTCCGCTGGGATTCGGCTCTCCCAGATGAAGGGGACGGGATCGCGGGTGGCCGTAACCTGTTGCGGCGTTGGTTGATGGATTCGGCTTAGGAGGTCAGGCTCCCACGGCAGTTCATCGGCCACGCGCTCTCCCCGACAAGGGCGCCCGTAACGCCCGAGGTGCGGGAGACTACTCCCGTGCCGGTTTTCCGGCAAGATTTCGTGGCCGTCGCGCGAGCGAAGCGCCAGCAACTTGACGAGGTGTGCCACTTTCGTCTAGCGTGCCGGCCACGGGTAGCACGAGGAGACCACGTCCATGAGAGAGATCCACGCTCGTCTGTTGCTTTCGATCGTCTTGATCATCCTTCTCGCTGTCTTACTTCTCACTGGCTGCGCGGAGACGTGCGAGGTCTGCATCACACGCTGCAAGCCCTACGCGGTCTCTATGTGTCGTCCAGGCGAGGGCATCATCGGCACGTCCTGCGAGTGCGACGTCAAGGTATGCACGGAAGAGTGCCCTCCATCGAGGAAGCCGTGACCGAGATCGAGAAGAGACTCCAAGCGTCGAAGGAAGCGCGTCGAGTTGGGCACCCGGCTACCTGTGCATGTCAAGGATCGGGCGTCGTCCCGGCAGGCCAGTTCGCGATCGGCTATGCGCCGTGCAACGCGGCGCTGCCCGTGGAGGAGGGGACGCGGGGCTGGCAGTTCTGTGTGGTTGACTACCCCGAGAACAAGAGCGGCCGAGCCATCGTCGGTGGTGGCGCTCGCCTCGACAACGAGGAGGAATGCGCCGCGATGCTGAATACGTTGCTGCGCCAGATCCCCGCCGCGCCCCGCGCTCCCGCAGAGCCGCCGCGCGTGGACGCGCATTGCGAGTTTTGCCCTGGCGTGAACGTGCCCCACGGCCCTCACGAAGAAGATGCCGCGCCGCGCGCCCCCTCCACGACGCCGCCCCACCCCGCTGGCGATTGCGCGATGCCTGGATGCTCGGTGTGCGCGGCCCCCTCCACGACGGAGACGGCGGCGCCCGAGGACTGCGACGAGTGCAACGGAGAGGGCATCGTCACCCGGGCCTTCGCCGTGAACCCTGCGGACGGGTCGCATGAGTGGCCCTGTCCGAAGTGCCAGGACCGCTGGGAGGTCACGTTCATCTGCTGCGGCCGAGAGGACGGCAAGCAGCGGTTCGCCACCTACGAGGAAGCCAGCGCCAGGCGCGACTTCTACATGAGTGGCCCAGGAGTGAGCACGAAGCCCGGGGAGCCAGGTCACGACCGAAGCGCCATCATCCGCGCGTGCGCCCCGCGCTCTCCCGAGGCCACGGGGACGGCGGCGCAGGGTGACGAGGCCGCGCTCAATGAGATGCTCGCGGACATGCAGGGAGATGGAGACGACTGGGAGTGTGAGCAGGTGCTTTGCGGCCTGGAGCCCCCGGATGGGTTTGAAGGGGAGCCATGCTCACTTCCCGAAGGGCATGCCGGGCCACACTTCGGATCAGACGATGAACCCGGGCGCGCGCCGCAGTCCGGGAAGGGAGACAAGACATGAAGTTCCGCAAGAAGCCGGTGGTGATCGAAGCGGTGCAGTTCCTCGGGTTCTCAGACGAGAGGACCAATGCCTGCGTCAACCCGTGGCCATCCGATTGGGACGCGAGCAAGTGGCGCCGGACATGGGGTGCGGCGCCGATTCGGCCTGACGGCGTGTACGGTCCCGACGTGTTGGTGATTCCGACCTTGGAGGGCGACATGACCGCTCAGCCCGGCGACTGGATCATCCGGGGCGTCAAGGGCGAGTTCTACCCGTGCAAGCCCGATATCTTCGTGGCGACCTACGAGCCCGCCCCCTCGGCGCCGGACAGGGGAGAGCCATGAACGGCCCGAGAATCGTCGAAGCGGAAGTGAAGTGCGTGTCATGCGGACGGATCTGGTGGGTTGGTCCTGGCCTCAAGGAACAGCCCGAGTGCCCCGCCTGCTACTCCATCGGCGTGCCGACTGGACGTGCCCGCAGCGAGATCCAGAAGGCGGCCCGTAAGCGCAAGGGAGCCCGTCCATGACCCCCGCGCGCCAGGCCGCGCCATGCCGTCATCGGCAGACCGTTCAGGGCCCCAGGGTTCCGGCCCGCTGGGGATCGTTCGCCACCGAGGTCTGCATCCGCTGCCTACGGTGGCGGGAACTCGGCAGCTTCGCCCGTTTTCGGACGCCGACCGCGCTCGTTCGGGCACTCATTCCAGTCGAAGGAGGAGAAGATGACTAGCCCCGCGCGCCAGGCCGCGCTGGAGGCAGCGTGGGCGATCCGTACTCTGTGGGATGCCTATTTGCACGGGAACGCGCTGTCCGTTGCGGAGGGCGACAGGGTGGATCGCGCCCTCTCCGCCCTCTCCGCCCTGCCGGCCGAGGAGGCGCCCGCGGACGCGATCCGTGGGGCTGCGTGTTGCCCCTGTGGCGATCCGGCGTGCCTCGGGGGTGCGTAGTGGCGCGTTGGATCTTCAAGCTCCACGATTCACTCGACGACCGCGGCATCGCGGTCTTCGAGGAGTTACCGGCTGTGCGGGCATGGTCGAGGAAGATCACGGCGCCCGAGAACGCCGCCTCGCTCGTCCGTGACCGGCTCGTTGGACGCGGCACTCGCTTCGAGGTGCTCCTCCCCGAAGACCCAATCCGCGATCGGATCAAGGATGCGACACACGCCGTCGCGCTCCTGCGGCCTGAGGTCGCCGGCCTCGGGAAGTTCCCCGATTACCTCATGCCGTGGCAGTTCCAAGGGATCGGGGAGTCGCTCACCTGGCCGAACGGCTCGGGGCTTTTTTGCTGGGCGGCGGGCTCGGGGAAAACTATCGCCGCGATCATTTGGGCGCTCGCCGGCCTTGGCCGCGTCGTTGTGGTCACGAAGGCCGCGGTCAAATACCAGTGGGCTGGGGAGGTGAAGAGGATCACTTTCGTCGAGCCAAGCGTGCTCGAAGGTGAGAAGCCGCATCGACTCGGCGACGCGAAGTTCGTGATCCTCTCCTACGAGATCCTGCCCGCATGGATCTCCGCGATCGAGGAGTGGTCGCATTGGTACAAGGTGAAGCCGAGCGTCGTCTTCGACGAATCGCAGAAGGTGAGCAGTAAGAAGCGGTGGACAGCGACGGTTGACGTCGCCGCAGAGGATGCATCATCGAATCTAGGGGAGTCGTCCAATGGCAGGACCGCGGACTTTGGATCCGCCGATGGGGGTTCGAGTCCCTCCTCCCCTACTGCCTTGCCCCTCGAACCGATCGCGCCACCCAAGGTGAAATTCACCTTGAACGACAACATCGCCGCGGGCGCCATGCGGCTGTCGGCGATCGCGGCGCGACGCCTGCTCACGACCGCGACGCCGATCCGCGATCGCGTCCGCAATCTGTGGGCGCAACTCGATCTCGCGCACCCCTATGAGTGGGGGAAATATTGGGATTGGGCAAAACGCTACACGGGCGCGGTCGAGAAGACGTTCGGCGGGATGGACGACACGGGCGCCACCAACCTCGACGAGTTGAAGGTGCGGATCGACGTCTCGACGCATCGGGTTCGCCACGAGGAGGCCAATGCCGGCTTGCCGCCGAAGCGGCGCACGGTCGTCTACCTCCCCGCGGCCATTCAGGTGGCGTCGGGCATGACGAAGGAGGTCAGGGCCGCCGCGAAGTCGGGCGATCCCACCGCGCTCCGCGAGGTGCTCCTCCTCGAAGCCTGCGCCCGGAAGCGGCCTTGGCTCCTCGGGCAGATCGAGGCGCGGGTGGACGACGGGCAAAAGGTCGTCATCTTCACCGGCCGCCGGAAGGAGTGCGACGAGCTTCTTGAGAAGTGCCGCTCGAAGTGGCCCGGCGCCCTCATCGTCGGCGGCCACGGCGGGCACTTGGCGGAGGAGCGCGACGCCACGAAAGACCGCTACATGGCGGCGCCCGGCCCCGCGATCCTCATCGGTACCACTGACGCCTGGGGTGAGGGCTTGAACCTGCAAGACAGCGACGCGCTCTATCAGGCACTCTTGCCGGCCACGCCCGGCCAGATCATCCAAGCCGAAGGCCGCGTCTCGCGCCTCGGGCAACGGCGCTCCGTCGAGATCGTCTACCCGGTTTGCGAGGGCACGATCGACGAGCGGCTCGCCGGCATCCTGCTCACCAAGCTCCCCGCGTTGGAGCGCGTCGTTGATCAGGACGAGGTGAGATCGTTCGCACGGGAGTTGTCAGGAGTCGATGATAAGGATCTCCTCGCGGGGTTGGCCGCGAAGATTCTCACACGGGTCAAGGGAGACGGGTAAAATGATCGTCGCAATCGTCATCGTCGTCATGGTGCTGATCCTCGCGGTCCCCTTCGCGGTGTCCCGGTGGAAGCACCGACAGGTCATGCAGGATCTCCAGCAGAGATCGGAACTCCACTGGCAGTCGGTCGGCGTCCCGCCGCCCTTGCTCAACGAAGCCCTCTCGATCATCCGGTTCGAGGCGACCCGCACGTTCGGCGAAGCCGTGCTCGATCTGCCGTGGGGCGGCTTCATCGAGTGGACGATCTCATCGCCCTCGAAGGTGGAGCCGCGCCTCGACCCCTCCTCGATCTACAAGTCGGGCAAGCTCCCGATCTTCACGATCCGTTGGGAGCCGCGGATCGAGGATACGGCGTTGGTCCCGGCGCTCGTGCTCTGGATCGCGGCGCAACTCCGGGCGCGGTCGAAGGATCACACGGAGCCGCTCCGCGTGGCCCCCCTCAACATGCTCGCCGCCCGGCTCCGCTCCGACATGGCGGTCCAGTTCAACAGAGACGCCTACGTCGTCGAGCCGACGTTGCCGGCGGACGCGCCGCCTCCGAGGGCGCCGTGACCGAGCCCAGGAAGATCAGCGACAAGGCGATCGACACGATTGCGACTCTCATCGTCATCGGCCTCGCCATGATCGTTATCATCGGGATCATCTTTGCCATCATCTTTGCCATCGACGCCCTCGTCCCGCACGAGAAGACTGCCAAGGCGGACCCCCTCGTCGCCGCCATCGAAGAGCAGACCCGGCTCTTGCGCGAGATCGACGAGAAGGTCACCGCGCTCGCCGCACCACGGACCCTCTCGATCAAGACGGACGTGCTCACCATCACCGTCATCCCGACCGAGAACCTCGGCGTGAAGCCGCTGCCGAGGCGGGCGATCATCACCAAGCTCGCCGAGGAGCCAAAGCCATGATCACTTGGATCTTGATCACGGTGATTCGGGTTGGAGGAGACCCCCTTCCCGTCATTCTCCCCGGCTTCATCTCGCAGGCTGAGTGCGTGGCCGCAGGGAAACAGACCATGCAACTATCGCGCGGGTGGGATCTTCCACCTTTCGTTTGCGTTCAGCAAACGCACTACGCTCCCGGACTTCCTGCGGAGAAGAAGCCGTGAGCAAGAGCGACACCTTCACGCTCGCAGAATACATGCGCGAGATGGATCGCTACTTCCTCGCGATCCTTGCGCTCGCTCTTGGCATGGCGACGGGATCTAGGCACGACGGCGCCGCGGTCATGCTCGCCGTGTTCGTGCTCATCTACCATCTCGTCGCCGGTTTCATCTGGCGCCGTTGGTGGGACGCCTCTTCGGATGCTGCGCCGCCGTGGGCGCGCATCCCGCCCGTCCCACACGGCTACGAATGCCCGGAGTGCCGAGCGCAGTTCCTTCACACCATTCGATGCCCGGAGAGACCTTGACGACGCCGATCCTCATCGACACGGGTCCGTCGCCGCGGGGATGGCACAGGATTGAGTCATTCGTGACCTGTCCCATGAGATACTATTGGCGCCGCGTCGCTGGCGTCGTCATGGAGCCGACTTTCCCGCTCGTGCGCGGCACGCTCGGTCACGTCATGCTCGCTCACTACTACGCGCAGCGGGCGTGCATCGAGCGCGGCGAGGATCCGGCGCAGTTCTACAGCCCGCTCGAAGCATCGCAGATCGTCGCGGAGCGGCATGGGACGCTCGGAGACGAGGGCCGGCGTGCGGCCCTGACCGGGTTCGAGCGTTACCGCAAGGTCTACGCGGCGGAGAGCTTCGAGGTCATCGGGATCGAGAAGCTGCTCTCGACGCACTTCGAGGGCTTCCTCTACACGGCCAGGGCCGACTTGATCTGGCGCGCGTCCACCGGGAAGATTTGGATCTGCGACCACAAGTTCGTCGGGCGCATCGAAGACAAGACGTTCGCGCGCTATCAACTCTCCGGGCAGTTCTTCGGCCTCCATCACCTCGGGCTCGCGACCTACGGCCGCGACTTCGGCGGCGTCCTGATCAACGTGGTCGGCTGCAACGACGGGAAGTGCGAGCGCAGCGCACCGCGCCCGTCCCCGTGGGCCCTCGGGCGCTTCCCCAAGAACGTGGCGAACGCGGAGCGCCGGATCCGGGACCTCGAAGCGGCCGGGGATGTGTCACTCTGGCCGATGGCGACCTCCGAATACACCTGCATGACACCCTACGGGCCGTGCGATTTCGTGGAGAAGTGCCGTTGGGGGACCTGACGAAAACTTGCCAGTTTCAGATCCCGTGCTAGGGTGCGCGGCACGGGTTTCGAGAGTCGAGGAGAACAATGGGCGCCATCGCAGATCAGCCGGTCTTTGTCATTCTCATGGGCGCCATCGGCACGGGGAAGTCCACCGACGCCCTCATGTCGTTCCCTCGTGGGCGTTTCATCGCCGCGCCCGGCGCCTTGAAGCCCTCGATGGGCGTGGCCGGCTTCGAGCCGGCCGACGTGCGCGACGTCGATACCATCCCCGACATGATCAAGATCGTCGAGGCGACCAAGCCCGGTCAAGCCGACGCCCTCGTGGTGGACGACTTCACGCTCTACGTGAAGCGTCAGGTCCGCTCGCTCGAACGGAGTGGCGTGGGCGGCTTCGACCTGTGGGGCGCGGTCCACCGCTACGTGCTCGACCTCCGCGAAGCCCTGCGCCGATGCGGGATGCACGGGATCCTCACGATGCACGAGCTTCCTCCCCGTATGGACAACGGGATCCGACTGCCGGGCTGCCCGGCCTTGCCCGGGAAGACCCTGCCCTACGACGTCCCCGCGGCGGCTGACATCGTGCTCCGCGCGCAGCCGATTCCCTCGGGCATGGCCGCCGCGATCGGCTGGCCGGTCGTCTACCGCTGCGACCCCGCGGACCCCGAGTGGCGCACCAAGGACCGGACGAACACGACGCCCGACATGGCCCCGATGAATATCGGGGAGATCCTGCGGCTCGCAGCGCGCGAGAACGGCAACCCGAAGTTCGCCCCGCGCCGGCTCGCGGCGCTGGAGTGGCACGAGCCGTGGGTCGAGACCGCGGCCCAAGCGATCATGTCGGGCAAGGGCGTCGTCGATCTCACGCAGGCCCGCGCCGTGCTCGGGCAACTCGAAGAGGCGTGCCTCGGCCGTGACCCGGACCCCCGCCACGCGCTGTGGGCGTGCCGCGACGCCTGGGATCGCGCCTTCCTCCGCAGCGCGCTCGCGAAGCACCGTCGCAAGTTCTTCTTCAAGGGGTGATCACATGAGCCGTCGCGTCCAATCCCGTCACTACCTCGGCGGCATCGGCAAGGCCGCCAAGATGCGCCGCTACGAAGCGCGCCAGGCCCGCCGTTACAACGGCGGCCGGCGTTCCGTCGCGCCCGTCCACATTCGCCACGCCGAAGCCGCGACGCCGCTCGTCACGGCGTTCGTCGAGGGCGTCCACCTCTCCGCCTAGAAGAAGCTCAACCGTCAGTCGGCAGGGCCTCGCGTCGGGGATCGACGCATTCACCGAAGGAGAATCATCATGGCTGCACAGGATCAGGCGCAGTATTCCGTGCCCGTGGACTTCACGGGCGTGGATCCGTGGGACCCGACGAAGGGTGGCATGACCGACCCGGAGCCGGGCGCGTACACCGGCAAGGTCGTCGGCTCGTGCTTGCACGTCAAGGACGACGGCAAGAAGTCGATCGCGGTCACCGTCATGCTGTCGAGCGGCGTCGAGACGACCCTCTACCTCGGCACCGACTTCTCGAAGGCCGGCAACGTCCGCAAGCTCAAGACGGCGCTCCTCTCGTGTGGGATGCTGGAGTCCGCGCTCGGGAAGGTCGAGGTCGATCCCCGGTGGTTCATGGGCAAGGACGGGACCGGCGCGTCGTGCTTCGTCATCGTCCGCTTCGTGGACGGCGTGAACGCCAAGGGGCAGAAGAACCTCAACGACAAGGAGTTCGCGACCGCGGCGCAGTTCGAGGCGTTCAACGCGGCGCAGGGCGGCAGCGGCGGCGCTGGCTCGAACGTGCCTCCGCCCTCGCAGACCGCCAATGGGGCCGGCAAGCCCCCCATCGGGAAGCTCTTCGGGTAGCTCGCGAGCAAGCCTTCGAGAAGGGGGATGCACATGGCGCAGGACGCGAAGTGGCGGGGTTGCTTGGTGTGCGGGGATTCGACGGAGGGCGTTGACCCGCGCTTCGCGTTCTGCGGCGGCTGTTACGTCCGATGGCAGAAGAGCGCCGAGCGGGCGCGTTGGCTTAACTACGCGAACGGCAGCGGCGGTGTCAACTACCGCGCGAACATCGCGATCGGAGACTTCGTGCGTCGAATGCAGGCAGAGCGCGCGGTGGATCGCGAGCGGGGGGTTAGATGAGCAAGAAGTGCGCTCAAGTCCGCTTCGAGGGCATGGTAACGAAGCTGGCGAGTTCGGACGACGGAGGCAAGATCGAAGTGACGATCGAAACCGATGGTGCCCCGATCGTTTTCTCCGTCAACGAAGATGATGCTGACCTCGTCGGAGAGTTCCGAATCAATGACGTCGTAGACGTTCAGATCACCACACTTCCGAGGCCGAAATGAAGACCGTCTTTATCATCTTTCCATTGCGCGGCACGCCGTCGCAACTGGAGAAGTGCCGCACCGACGCGGATCGCGCCGATCTTCTCCAGACGAACATGGAGCACGCCGAGGCGCTCTGCCACGAGGTGATGACGAAGTACGGCCACGCGGCCTTTGCCCCTCACGTCTTCTACCCGCTCTTCCTCGACGACCGGAAGCCCGAGGAGCGCCGCCTCGGGATGAGGGCGGGCCGCGCGTGGCTCGCCAAGGCGGACGAGGCGTGGGTCTGGAGTCGGGACGGCATCTCCGATGGCATGAGCGAAGAGATCGGCTACGCGAGTGGCATGAACGTCCCCATCGTCTACCCCGAAGACTGGAAGTAGCCCGATGGAAGGCGATCGTTACATCTTGAAGCTGGGGGACGCCCGCGAGTGGCTCCCGAAGATGCCGGCCGCGTCGGTGGACGCGCTCGTTTGCGATCCGCCGGCTGGGATCTCCTTCATGGGAAAAGAGTGGGACCATGATCATGGGCACCGCGACGAGTGGGTCAAGGCATTCGCCTCGATCTTCGTCGAGTGCCTCCGTGTGATGAAGCCCGGCGCGCACGGACTCGTGTGGGCGCTCCCGCGGACCTCGCATTGGACCGCGACCGCGCTCGAAGACGCTGGCTTCGAGGTGCGCGACATCGTGATGCACCTTTTCGGGAGCGGCTTCCCGAAGTCGTTGAACGTCTCGAAGGCGATCGACGACGCGGCCGGCGCCGTGCGTGCCGTCGTCGGAGAGAAAGAGGTTACGCGCGTCTTGAATTCCGAAGACGTGAAGGTTCACAACTACGGAACCGGAATGGTTGGCAAGGCCGGAACCATTCCGATCACGGCGCCGACGACCACCAAGGCGATCAAGTTCGATGGTTGGGGCACGGCCCTCAAGCCCGCCGCGGAGCACTGGATCCTCGTTCGCAAGCCGCTCGAAGGGACCGTGGCCGCCAACGTGGTCGCGCATGGCACCGGAGGGCTCAACATCGACGCGAGCCGGATTGGTACAGAGAAGCGGCATCCTGGCAAGTATGACGACGGCGGTGCCGTCGGCGGAAATCGGACGACGGGTAATTTTGCCGGTAGCGACCGATCCGAATTTGACGCAGCAACCGGACGCTGGCCCGCCAACGTAACGTTGGACGAGGAGGCCGCCGCGATGCTCGACGCACAGTCGGGGGCGCTTCTAGATCGGGGGAACAAGGGTCCGTCTACGGCCCTATCGATCGAGTCGGTGGCAATGGGCGCTATGACCCCGCGTGGATCGGGCGCCGAATTCAACCACGTCAACGCTAGCAAGGGCGCCTCCCGCTTCTTCTACGTCGCGAAGGCGAGCCGGAAGGAACGGGACGCCGGCTGCGACGACCTCTCGCCGCGCTCGGGTGGCGAGGCGACCGATCGCACCGATGGCTCTGCCGGCCTCCAGTCGCCGCGGGCTGGCGCTGGCCGGGGCGGCGGCGCTCGCAACCATCATCCCACCGTGAAGTCGGTCTCCCTCATGGAGTACCTGATCAAGCTCATTACGCCCCCCGACGGGCTCGTGCTCGACCCCTTCATGGGCTCGGGCTCGACTGGAGTCGCGGCGATCCGCGCCGGCTTCACCTTCGCCGGCATCGAGCGCGAAGCGGAGTACGTCGAGATCGCGCGGCGTCGCATCGCTCACGCCGAGGAGAAGAAGTCATGCCCGTGACGATGAAGGAGATCGACGAACTCCGCGGCGAGATCACGGAATTGCAGCGGCAGATCCATCGGCACACGGCGGAGTATGGACCCGGCTCGGGCGGGTTCTGCACCGATTGCCAAGCTCGACGCGCGCAGATCGAGCGCGTCCGCGCCTGCATCGAGCCGCGCCTCCGCGAGTGGTGGGCGCAAGGCTGCAAGGAAGTTGAGTGGCCGACTTTTCCGATGCCGGGGCTCATGTGCACTCACGGTAGAGGCACAACGTGCGGATGGTGCCGGAAGGCTTCACCGATCACGCGCGCCGAATTCGAGGAGTGGCAAGAAAAGGTCAGGGACGCTTTCAAGAGCGTCGGCGTGAAGGGGCTGTAAGTGAGCGGAGAATTCCAACAGAGTTGGACAACGACGTGCCCGATTTGCTTTCGCCGCGTCGCAAAGCCGGGTGTCGCTGATCACGATCACGACACCGGACGCCTCCGTGGGATCATTTGTGCGGAATGCAACATTGGGCTCGGGCGATTCGCCGATGATCCATTCCTTTTGGAGAACGCCACGAAGTACCTAGATAAGCATCATGCTCGCAGAGGTCGATCGTCGTACCTCGGGCGCGGTGCTGCGGCATTGCGTGCATGGAGTATCGAAGTGGAGATCGAGCACCTCAAGGTGCGGTGGGCGAACGATCCCGCTATTTTGAGCTATCTCGTCGGCTTGTATCTGCCTGAATTGGAGGCGGCGAAGAAGATCCCCGAACGCCTAGCCCCGCCACCTTCACTCCGCCGAGGCGTGGCCGCCGTCGATGGCGCGCCACCTCCAACCGACTCGGCGGCCACGGTTCCTCCGAAGGAAGAATGAGCTACCGGCCGCAAGATCAGAGGGCTTCGACGTGGCGGAAAGGACCGCCGAACGCAACGTGCGAGCGTTGCGCCACGCCATTTCACGCGAGACCCTATCGAATCGCCCTCGGCTACGATCGTTTTTGCTCAACCGCATGCTTCGCGGCAGATACGCGAAGCCGCGGAGATCAAACTAAGTATGCTGGAGGGGAACGAAGGGAGCACGTCCGCGTTGTGGAATCTGCTCTTGGATGTGCCATGCCTGCTGGATGGGAGACACACCACGTTAATGAAAAGAAGCGTGACAACCGGCCGGAAAATCTCGTGGCTTGCACATCGGTTAGAGCCCACGCCGTTTTGCACGCACGTCCCGAATTGATCTTGTCTGCCGTGTGGCTGGGATCTCACGGATTGTCAGTTCGCAAGTTCGATCTTTCATCGGTGGAACCGACTGGAATGCGTCTTTGCGTAAAGTGCGGTGAAGTTAAGCCGCGGAGCGCTTTTGGTCGTGGATCGAAATACATCGATGGACTGCGAAGCGAGTGCCGAGCTTGCAAGGCAGCATCGAATAAGCGCGCCTATGATCGTGCGCGGAGGATCGCGTGACTTACGATCCAAGGAAGCAAAATGCTAGGTGCGACGTCTGCGCGCTGAACGGGCAGCCGCCCGTGCCCCCTGAGTTGCGGCCCGGCACCCGCGCCGTGCTCGTCGGTGAGGCCCCCGGCGAAAACGAGGTCCGCGAGGGCAAGCCCTTTTGCCTCGACGCTGCGACTCCCGTGCTCATGCTCGATCTGTCTTGGCGCTCGCTCGGAGACCTTTGCGTCGGCGATCGAATTCTAACCGTAGACGAGAATGGATCACCGGCCGCTGGAATTAGTAAGATGGCGGCTCGGAAGTGGACGGCTGCAACCGTCGTTAACGTAACACATCGAACAGCGCCGACGCATCGTGTAGTCACTGACGGCGGTGAGTTGATTGGAACCGGAGATCATGTCGTTTTGACTCGTCGCCGTGGACGTGGAACTGCCTGCGGCACTACTCGATGGCGTCGCATTGATGAATTGATGGTTGGCCGTGGGACACACGCTTCTAACATCGCGGGAATCGGCGTGGCCCCGTGGAGAATGAACGACGATCGCCTTGCCGGGTGGCTCGCCGGATTCTTGGACGGAGAGGGGCATGTCGCGGGATCTCGTGGTGGGGGGGCACACGCACGCGGGATCGTAGGATTTGCTCAAAATCTTGGGCCCACGCTGGATCGTGCTATCGCTACTGTTCGCGCCCTCGGCTTCGATATTCGAGCGCCTCAGAATCAACGCGCCTACCACAAGCGATCCACGAATACGAAGTGCTACATTCGGGGTGGATTGATCGAGTCGATGCACTTTCTTGGTGTCGTTCGTTCGGAGCGGCTGATCACCGACTTCGCGATGGCAATCGCTTCAAATCCGCCGTCGCTTCGGCTTCCGATGGCGGCCCGAGTGCTTTCGCGCGAGCCTGCGGGAACTCGGGAAGTCGTGGACATCACGACGACGGCTGGCACGTTCATCGCGAATGGATTCGTTGTCCACAATTGCGGCGCCTCGGGCATCGAACTCACTCGCGCCCTCGCCGCCGTCGGCGTCAGGCGGCACGCGGTCTCGATCGTGAACGCGATCGCCTGCCCGCTCCCCGATTACAAGATGGCTCGCTTGACGGCTGATCTTCGCAAAGCGAACAAGCGTCGGCAGACCCTCGGGGATGCCCCACTTCTCCACCCCCTCGACTGTTGCCGGCCACGGCTCCTCGACGACCTCCGCCTCGCGGGCACGAAGAACGTGGTGACACTCGGGGGCACGGCCCTCGAAGCCCTCGGCGACCGCTCGTCGGTCATGGACGTCCGCGGCGGGCCCCGCGAGATCGCGGTCCCTAGCGGCGTCGGCAACGAAGGCTCGTTCGCGCGCTACCACGTTCTACCCACCGTCCACCCTTCCTTCGTGCTCCACGCGCGGCGTTGGCAAGGCGCTCTCCGCGCCGACCTCTCGCGGGCCTTCCGGTGGTTCACGAGCGGGCTCGCGTGGCAGGATCCCGAGATCCTCTACCAGCCGACGGCCGCACAACTTCGCGCGTGGCTGGAGACTGCGGGCGGCGTCGTCATCTACGACGTCGAGACCTTGCCCGGCTTCCCGGACGTGGATCACTACGACCCGCTCTTCGACCGGCTCCGCTACCTTGGGCTCGCGACGCTCGACGGCAAGCGCGCGGTCGGCATCCCCTTCCTCCTCGTGGGGAGCAACGCCTATGCCTACGACACCCGCGGCGGCCCCCCGCTCGTCGAGGTGATCCAAGACTTCTTCACGAACTCGCGGTGGACGAAGGCGGGGTGGAATTCCGGGTACTACGATCGCATGGTGATCGAGCACCACTTCGGCGTGACGCCCGCTCCGAGCGTCGATGGAATCGGGCTGCACAAGATGGTCGAGCCCGAGTTGCCTCACCGGCTCGGGTACGTCGGATCGATCCATACCGACGCGCCGTCGTGGAAAGACGAGTTTGACGCGAAGGCGATCAAGACTCAGGGCGACATGCGGATTTACAACGCCCGCGACTGTGCGATCACGGCACTCACCTTGAAGCCGCTCTCCGACGCCGTGCGCGCTCGCGGCCAGGAGGCCGCCGCGAAGTTCTGGCCCACCGTGCAAGGCTTCTGCGTCGAGCTTCACCGAAATGGCATGTACGTCGATCAGGCTCGCCGGAAGGAATGGGATCGCCGGCTCCTCGTGGACGCGCGCCGCTACTTGAAGACGGTACAGGAACTCCTCGCCCGCTCGCACTTCAACCCGAATTCGGTGCCCCAGATCCGCGACCTTCTCTTCGACGAGTGGGCGCTCCTGCCGCACGGGAAGCCGACCGAGGCCGGGGATCCGTCCACGGGTGACGACACGCTCCGCGCGATGCTCGGGCCGTCCTACCGGCTCGACGAGCACAAGAAGTCGGTGATCAAGGCTGTCCGCCGCTTCCGCGCGGTCACCAAGATGCGCGGCACCTACGTCTTGAAGCTCCGTCCGATCGGCGAGCGAATGAGCGACGACGACCTCGCTTTCGACGAGGAGGAGAGCGACGAGGAGAGGAAGAAGCGGATCGAAAAGCTGGAGTCCACCCACGGGCTCGTGCTCCCCGACGGCCGGATCCATCCTGACTACAGCGCCCACGGCACGGTCGGCTGGCGGCTCTCTTCCTCGCGGGTCAACGCGCAGAACTTCCCCGACGACCTCCGCGACATGGTGACCGCGCCCGCGGGCTACGTGCTCGTTGGCTGCGACGAGGCGCAACTCGAACTCCGCATGGTCGCCGCGCTCGCCAAGGCCGAGGTCTACCTCGCGGCCTTGAACGCGGGCGAGGATCCGCACGCCGTACTCTGCGAAGACTTCTTCGGTGACATCTATCGAATGGCGGGCAAGGCCGAAAAGAAGGCGCTCCGCCGCTTCGTGAAGGAGTTCACCTATGCGTCTTTCTACCTCGCGGAAGACGACACGAAGCACGGCGTTCTCACCTCGTCGGAAGGTTGGGTCTGCGGGCAGTGCAGCCTTGCGCTCGACAACTACGTTGCGCGTTGCGAGAAGCACCCGAGCGCGATCCACGAGCGCCGCATCCTCTATCCTGATCTTACTCTTCGTGAGGTGGTCGCCTTCTCCGCGAAGTGGCTCAACCGCAACCCCGAGATCGCAACGTGGTGGGAGACGGAGCAAGCCGAGTTCCGTCGTCAAGGCTTCCTCGCGGAGCCGATCTTCGGGATGCGCCGCGATTTCCTCGACGGCGAGGATCCGAACGCGGAAGTGAACTTGAAGGCGCAGAGCGGGGGCTCCGCGCTCGTCCACCTCGCAACCGAGATCATCATGCGCGAGCTTCCGAAGTACGGCGCGCGACTCGTCCAGCAAGGGCACGATTCGCTCGTCGTCGAGGTTCCCGTCGATCACGCGCGGTATACCGGCAAGGACGCCGAATTCGGCTACTGCCCCCCGAAGTGCAAGTGTCGCGCGAACCACGTCGCTCGAATGATGGAACTCGCGATGGCGATGGACGGCCGCGCGTGGGGCTTGCCGGTCAAGTTCGTTGGTGAGGCGAAGATCGGTTTTCGCTGGAACGAGGTGTAGATATGGCACTCCCTGATCTCCGCGCCTTCCTCGCGCACGCTAAGGGCGTGAGCCCCGACGCCATCGAGGAAATGATCCAGCGAACGCTGGCCGCGCTCCGCCCCGTCGCGCATGGCCGCAAGGTGGTCATCACCTCCGGGCTCGTCGATTGGGAGGCTCACTTCGCCCGCTGCGGCTCCTGGGAGGCGTGGCAACGCGACGTCGCGCAGGGCATCGACTACCTCACCCGAGAGCCTCGCTACCACACGATCGTGGTGCCGTCACCCCGGGTGGGCAAGGCCACCGCGGCGATCGTGGAGGGCTTCCTCTACACTGGCAAGCCGGCGCTCCTTCTCTTGGAGAGCGGCGAGCTTTCGGTGATCACGGAATGCGTCCGTGTCGCGGAACGCGACTGGCAACAGGGCTGGGAGGTTCGATGAAAGCGACGATGAAGGCCCGCGAGGTGCGGCGACGGATGGCGGCGGCGGCCTTCGGCATCTTGAAGGCGAATGGGTTGAAGGTGCGTGAGATCGCGCGCCGCGCGAAGCTGCCCTACCGTTCCGTGTACCGTTGGGCGAAGGGGGCCGCGCCGCATGACGCGGGGCTCTCGAAGCTGTGGAAGCTCGTGGCGAAGGTCGGGGGAAGGCCCATGACGAAGTCGAGGAGGAAGCCGTGATCAGGCGAGTCGAATCGAACGTGAAGGCAGGATGCCAGGTGGACCTCGGGCCGAAGACGCTCATTGTGGGTCCAAATCGCTCGGGCAAGAGCACGATCGTGAACGCGATCGAGCTTGCCACGACCGGCCGCGCATCGGACATCGCGGGACGGACGACGCTCGCGCTCGACGCGGAACTCGCGACGCTCATGCCGCCCGGCGCCGAGTCCGTCTTCGCGCGGGCGTTTTACACGCGCGATGATCAGCTACCCGACGCCGTCGAGCGACAGGTCTCGTGGTCGCTGGAGAAGGGGCACAAGGCCACCCGCGCCGCCGTCCCCGCCCCGGCCCCCGAGGTCGTCTTCCCCCTCCGCGACGTCCGCGAGAACCTCACCAAGTCCCCGGAGACGGCGCGGAAGTGGCTCCTCGGGCTCGTCGCCGCGGAGGTGACGTGGGATGCAGTGCTCAAGCGGATCGCACCGGCCCTCCACGCCCGGGTGACGACGCTCGCGAGCGGGACCGTGGCCGGGTTGCCGGTGGCCCTCGACACCGCGAAGCGGCAAGGGCGGGCCGCCGTCGCCAAGGCCGAGGCGCTCCGGGAGCCGGTCGCGACCCCCATCACCCACGCGCCCCCGCCGGCCGCGGTCCCCGACCTCGCGGCCCTGAACGCGGCGGCCGTGCGGACGGAGGCCGAGGTGAGCGCGGCGCAACAGGCGCTCGACGCGCTCCCGAGGCACGACGCCGCGGAGACGGAGATGGGCGAGCGGATCGTCTCCGTCTTGAAGGGCACGATCGCGGCGCGCGTCGCGAAGTGCGCGTGCTGCGGCCTCGACGGGCCGGTGGATCGCTTCCCGACCCGGCTCCGTGCGGTCGAGACCATCATCGCCGCCGGCCGGAAGGTGGCCGCCGATCGCGTGGCAGCCCAAGCGCGGGTCCAGACGGCACTCAACGCGCGGTCTCTCGCGTGGGCCGCTCGGAGCGCGGCGCAGGCCACCGCGGCGGCGGTCACGGCCGCGGTCGGCGCCGTCGTCGCCGACGTTTCGCAGGAGCGCGAGGCGGAAGCGGTCGCGGCCGACCGAGACGCCGCCGCGTGGAAGGAACTCGCCGACGCCATCGAGCGCGTCATGGGCGGGCTCGTCTCCGAGTCCCGCGTTGCCTTCGAGGAGAGCGTGCAGCGGTTCATGCCGTCGGGGATGCAATTCGGCCTCGACCTCATGGACGGCGATCGCGAGGTCTGCCGCTTCGGGCTCCGCGACGGCGCGCTCCGCTCCGCGCTCTCCGGCGCCGAGTGGGCGATCGTGACCGCGGCGCTCGCCGCTGCGACGACGCCGCCCGACGCCCACGCGATCATCGTCCCCGAGGAGCGCGCCTTCGATCCGCGCACGCTCTTCGAGACGCTCCTCGCCTTCGACTCGTGCCCGTCGCAGGTCATCATCACCTCGCCGGTCATGCCGACCGACGTGCCGTCGGGCTGGACCGTGATCCGCTGCGGCGGCGAGGTGGCCGCGTCGGCGGCGCTGCCGGCAGTCACGGCGGGTGTAGCTACGGCGCCGCCCGCGCCGCCGGCTGCGAAGCGCGGTCGTGGCCGCCCGCCGATGACCGAAGAGGAGAAGGCGCGGCGTGCAGCCGAGAAAGCCTCGAAGGCTTCGACGCCGCGCAACGCCGCTGATCCGCCGTGGGCCTAGTGCCGAAAAGTGGCACGATTTCGGGATCCTGCGGGGGTCTCGAAATCGTGCCGCTGCCCTGTTGACAGGTCTGCCCGGTTGGCAGTAGGCTCGCTTTCGTGCTCGGGGAACGGGTCCCCGGCCAGAAACGAAACGGGAGAAATCACATGGCGAATCTCATGGATGCTTCGAGGCAGTGGGCGACGCGGCCGAACGACGAGCGGTTCATCTCGCTCCTCGACCTCCAGTCCCACGTCGATCAGGCGTACTCCAACAGCCGCGCGACCGTCGTCCCGACCCGCGCGATCAAGGCGGCCCCAGTCGCCGGCATCGACGGCGGCCTCGCCTTCCTCGGCCCCGACGGCGCCACGGTCACCCCGACGCATTGGGCCTTCGGCCAGGTCGCGCAGCGGGCCGGCGCTCCGGCCGGCTACCTCCGCACCCTCCCCGCGCCCATCGCGGCCGACGCCCTCAACTACGGGCTCGCCACCCGCGAGGTCGAGGATGTCGGCGTGCTCCTCCGCAAGAACGGCGTGACCACCCTCGCCGCCATGACCGGCCCCGCCTACGGCCGCGTCTGGAACCGCGACATCGTCAAGGGCCTCGTGGACCGCTTCGGCGACGGCGTCACCGGCCACTTCCGCGTCCCCGGCGAGTTCGGCAAGCGGGTCGAGATCACCAAGGCGAACACCACCCTGTACGCCAGCGACCGCGACCTCTTCGTCTTCCTCGCCGACGAGGATCGCCGGATCGAGATCCCCAACCGGCGCGACGGCAAGTCGGGCTCGCTCGCCCGCGGCTTCTTCGTCTGGAACTCCGAGGTCGGCAAGACGACCTTCGGCGTCAAGAGCTTCCTCTTCGACTACGCATGCTGCAACCGGATCGTCTGGGGCGCCGAAGACGTGAAGGAGTTCAAGATCCGCCACACCTCGCAGGCACCCCGCCGCTGGATCGAGGAGGTCGCCCCGGCGATCGAGATGTACGCGAAGTCGTCCACCGCCAACATCGTCGCCGCCATCGAGGCCGCGCAGGCGAAGAAGATCGGCGACGCCGACGCCGTGACCAAGCTCCTCGCCGAGCGGTTCACCAAGTCCCAGGTCGCCGCGATCCAGGCCGCCCACCTCGCCGACGAGGGGCGCCCCATCGAGACGCTGTGGGACGCCACCACGGGCGTCACCGCGTTCGCTCGCTCCGTGCCCTTCATGGACGAGCGGGTCGAGATCGAGACGGCGGGCGGCGACCTCCTCAACCTCGCGGCCTAGGCAAGCTCCTCGGGGCGGGCGCCAATAGCGGGCCCGCCCCTCCCCTTCCACCGGAGATCCGAAAGGACAGCCCCCATGGCCCGCGAATCATTCAAGGACGTCAACTTCCGCGGCGCGTCGCTCAAGCTGATCGAGGCGTGCAACGCGATCATCGAAGACTACCAGTCGCAGGGTCTTCGGCTCACGCTGCGGCAACTCTACTATCAGCTAGTCACGCGCAACATCATCCCCAACGTCGAGCGTAGCTACAAG